TCTCTGCAATTTTTACTAAGAAAAATGGCGAAGAGAGAAAGATACTTGCTAAACTACATGTAAAAGATGAAAAGTTTTTTGCAGGTGGTGAATTACTCGGTGACAGAAATCATTTGTTAGAATGTATTGATGTTAACGTTCTTAAAAAAGTTGATGATCCAAAAAAAGCTTGGAGATCAATTCAGTTAAACGATCTTATTAGCCTTAAAATAAAAGGTGTTGAATATGTTAAGAAAGGAGAAAAGCATGCACAAGCCGCTTAAAGTTATTGAACCAGTACAAATGGAATTTGATTTTAAAGTTCCATTTACTTTTAAAGATAGCATCGCTAAAATATCTAGAAAAAATCCAATGAGAGGATCTGTTTTACAAAGTCTATTAGGCGATGTTTGTCAAAACAAAAAAGTTTTCTTTGGTGATTGGGTATTAGATGCTCAAGAAAAAGAACAAGAAGAACAGGAGGATCAAGATAATGGATAAAGAATTTGTAGATGAGTTGAAGCAGTTAAATGCTTCGACTCGTCATTATAAAAAACAATTAAAAGCAAAACCTTTTAAGTTTTACTTTAGCAAAGAAGACAGTCATGACATTGCAAGAAGAATGATTGCTAACAATGAAAAAAGAGTAAAGGAGATAAAAAGTTTTTATGAGCATTAAAACTATTAAAGTCATTCCTAATCCTGATGACGAGATTTTGGAAATACCAAAATTTTTACGTGACCTTGCTGAGAGGGATAAAAAAGAAGGCAGGCAAGGTAAAGGTTTAAATTCTATTTCTGAGGCACCCAAGATTGTGGTGCCTTCACTACCAATGTCACCTCGACAAGAAAAGAAAAAGCGCCAGCAAGAGTTGATGTCTTTTCTTGCTAGTCTAGTTGATACTGGATTAAAGAAAAAACCACTTATTGCTAAGATGAGAGAAAAGTTTCCTAAGCTTAGTTCTTCTCAGATTTGTCGATTTGTGAATAATCAATTGAAATTAAAAGTAATTGCAATTGATACTAAATATAAAACTAAACCTGTTGTTATCAAAGGTAAATACTGGAGGGTGTTATGATTGATTTATTTGATTTAAAAAAAGGTGAGGCTAAGTATTATGACAAGCCACAAATATTTTATGTGGTAAGAAATAATACTAACGTTCCACGTATCACGATTAAAAAAACGTATGCGGTGTGGCGAAGAAAAACTCAAAACAAAGTTTGGTTTCAATCAAAATATAATAAAGGAACTAGATCTTTTGATTTTAGTTACACAATGGATCAGTTAGCTAATACTATTTCAGATGCTTTGATCATGGCTAAGTTATTTAAAATAGAAAGATCACAAGAAAATGTCAGTAAGTTTAGAAAACAAGCTGACATTCTTGAAGAGAAACTAAAAGATCCTAATAACTTTACCGCAAGTATTGATGAAGACTATTTAAAAAAATGGGGATCAAACTCTGTAAAGTTTGAAAAATTAGCTATCTAATGCTTTCTCCAATAATACTTCGAGGCGTATCACTCTTTCTCTTATGTCTGGTATGTCTTGGAGTATTATTTTTTCTAACTGTTGTTGCTTTGATTCAACTGCTTCTAATCGTTGGGACATCATGCCGTAAGTGGTACCAGCGGCAACTAAAATTAATCCAAACCAAATAATATTTTTTAAGCTAGTTTCCATTAAGCCACCATTGGTTGTGGTTTTTTATTACCCATTAACGATGCAATACCACCATTTTTAGCAGCAAATAAAGGTAGTCCTACGCTTTCTAATTTTGCAACTAAACTAGGATCTAAGTCAGCTTTACCTGTAGGAATAGGGTCAGGAATTCCAGATACTATCGATGCCATATCAAAATTATTATTAGGAACAGGAACATTTATATTAGATACTTCTTCTTCTTCTATAATTTCATTACGTACATCTTCGCCTTTTTGAAGATCTTCCTCTAACATTTCTCCTTTATCGAATATGTTTTCTTTTACTTTTAAATCATTAAGCAAATCTAAAACTTCATCTAATTCTTTTTCATTTAATGTGTCTTTCATGTCATCGTAAACACCTTCAAACATTTTTACTGTTTCAGATATTGCACTTGGATCTTCATTGTGATGAATATTAAAAAGTTCTCTGATAACATCAACTTTAGTACTAAATTTTAAAGTCTGTTTAGGATTATAAACATCTGCTATTTTACTAGCTAATTTAGGATTAGCAAAAACTTTACCTATTCCATATCTCATTGCCCACAATCCTACGAGACCTTTTAAGCCTTTTGTAAATATACCATCATCTTCATCAAAAACCATTTCTCCGCCTTTATAAGCTCCTCCAGCGGCAAAAATGCTTCCTAAAATATTATTCATACCTGTTAATTGAAATCTTCTTTGAAGGAAGGAAGAAGGATTACCAATTTGAATTCCTTCTAGAAACGCTCCACTGGTAATAAGATCTTTTATTTGTTGTTTATTTACTCCTGCAATCTTAAATAATTCATCAACAAATTCATCTTTTCCTCTAATATCAAAACCTAATTCTTTTGCTAGTTTGTTAGGTTCAAAAGCAAGTTGTTTTGTTCTGCCTAATAAATCTTTTGAAGTATCTGAAGCTGATCTTGCAAAAGCGCCAGACAAATATTCATTAATAAAAATTTTCATTTGATTAGGGCCAATTAATTTTTGCAAATCTTTTAACATTTCAGGAGATTTTATAGATAAAAGAGATTTCATTAATTGATCTCTAGATTGTTTTTCTTGTATGAAACCTGGTTGAAATAAATTTTTTTCATATCTGCCAAAAATATTTCCCGTCGGGCTTTCATACAATTTTTTAAACGCAGCTGTAAAGACGTTAGCATTGTTATGATCTTTTAGTATGCCTTCTAAAAGTTCTTCAGGAATGCCATCTTTAATTAATGTTTCGTTTATGTTTAACAATATATCATCATTAGCTCCTCTAAATTGTGCTAAAAGTTTTGAAAAACCGTCTTTAAATGCTTTGTCTCCCTCCGTTAAATCTTTAAACAATCCACTTATATCATCATTAAAATTTCTTATTGTTTCGTAACTTACTTTACCACCATTGTTTTTTATGTTTATTTGATATCTTCTCATTGTTTCTATTAAATCTTTTAACCCTGCTCCCTCAGCTCTACTTAATCCTGAGTTTTCAAAAAAACCAGATTTAACTAATGTTTCATATGATTCAATAATTCCTTCATCATTAGTAGGTAAGTTTTTAAATTGTCTTAAAACGTTTCCATTTGTTAGATTGGTAAAAAATTTATTTAAACTATCTGCTTTAAAAACATTTTTATCCTGTAGCATTGCATGTGATTTGTATGCTTTGTCCCATAATCTGGCCATAATTTTTTTGTTGGTAGCAAATCTTTTATCGACAAAAGCAAATATATCTTTTCCTGCTTTTGAATATGTAGAAATAGGTGCATAAAGTTCTATCAATTTTTGAAACTTTTCATTTATTTTGCCTGCTTGAGTAGCTAAAGTTTTTCTTACTGTTCCTCCAATATAAGGTAATGGAGATAAAGCTCTTTGCATTCCAGTATATTTAGCTATTTGTCCAAAATTTAATTGAATACCTAATCTTTCTGCCGCTCGATAAGCTTCTTGAACAACAGGATCTTTTAAATCAGTTAATTTTCTGAAACCCGCTCCAATTATTTGAGGCAATCCTAAACCTAAAGCTTCATAAAACATTGCTTCTTTAGTGTCGGCATCAATAGAATTTAAAAATTTTAACATATCAGGATCACCTGTTAAAATAAAATTAGCAATATCAAAAACGGCTCTACCAGCTACATCACCAAACACTCCTCCAAAATAAGTTTTTCCTCCAGCTATAGCTAATTTTTTAGGATCAAATAATTTCACTCCTTTGTAAAGCTTTTTTAAATTTTCTTCGTCTTTTAAATTCATCATTTCTTTAAAACCACCTGCTGACAAAGCCATAGAGCCTATTATTCCTGATGTGGTTCTATCGATACCTAGCTGTTCAACAGGGGATAATTCTTCTTTGTTTATAAAATTTAAATCATCAAGAAGATTAAGAGCGTTTTGTTTTTCTTCAGCAGACATTGCTTCATCTAAAAAAGGAATGTTTAGACCTTTATCCTCCAGTGCGCGAAGATCTTTTTCACCTGTTACTTTTACTTCATCAAGTCTTTCAACTAATTTTAATATTCTTTGAGCTTCGTTTTTTGTAGGAGCATCTCCTTCTATGGTTATAGAAAAGGGTAAACCATCTATAAATATTTCTCCCATTTAACCTCCTATAATTGCTTCTAAATCATCAAGAGTATAGCTTGTCTTTTTGCCAGAATAGTTTTCTGGATTTATTTCTTTAATTTTAATTCGAAGAGCTTCTATATTGTCTTTAAATTTAGGAAAACTTTTTGAATCAAATTGCCCTGATAATATTCCAAATATTTTGGTCTTATCAATTAAAAAATCTGTTAATTTATCAATTCGGTTGAATACAATATTTTGAGGATCAAAGGTAGCTACGGCTGTTCTGTCTTCTGCTCTTCTTCTTACTGACTCAGGAGTACCTCTTTTACCTCTTAAACTCATTATATCAGCAACCGCGTCTGATAATTGTTGAACAGATGATTTAACATCAGCAATTTCAGGTTTAGTTACATACTGCATTGCTGATCCTAAAGCTGTTGATTTATCATCAGGAAAAATTTTATCTCCTGCAATATTGTCTAAATCATTTATTACGCCTGCTACTTTATTAAATGATTGTTGAACCACTCCAGTATATCCTACTAATGAAGGATCAGCCGCAATGATTTGTTTTAATGTTAGTAATTCATTTATTCCATCATAAGCCGCAGTATATAAAGAGTTAAAGAAAGATCTATCCGCCTCTGTTTCAGCTGCTTGTAATGTTCCTGATCCTATTAATTTTTCTGCATCAGAAATTAATCCTTCATAGTACTCACCGCTTCCTTCACCACTTTCAGGTGTCCCTGTTGCTCTTTTTACAACAGCACCACCTTTGGCAAACACATCTGTAACACTTCCCTCATCAATACTTGTTTTAGAGTTAGGAACTACTGTGTACCCACTTCTTATTTTTTTACCTACATCTTCAATACGAACATCAATAACTTCGTCACCTAATTGCATTTTAACAAAAGTTGTTCCTGCGCTCACTGTTGTTAAATTTAATTTAAGTGTTTTATCTAAATCTTCAAATTCTTTGTCAGAGTAGAACTCTACTTTTTCAGATAATTTGTTAAAATATGCTTCTTTATCAGCAACAGGTTTTACAGTTGTTGTTAATTTATTATTAGAATCTAAAAAGAGTGTAGATCCGTCTGGAGTGTCTGCTAAAATGGCGTCAATATTAGGTATAGATGACATGTTTTCAGGTAAATTTACAACCTTGCCATTTTCTTTTTTTACAATGTAAGTTGTTCCTTTAGTTGAGTCAGCCATTTCATCTACATTAATTAAATTATTACTTCCATCATAAGTAAATTTTGTTCCTGGATTATATACTTCATAAAATGCATCCATATCTACCGTTGTTTTTGGTCCATCGTCTGTTTCAATTACTTTTGTAAAGCCTGATTGAAGAGCAATTAAGTAATCAGATGAAGAATTATCACCTTTTACAATAGATATATTTTTTGTGTTTTTTAATTTATCAGATAAATTTTTCTTTTCTGCTAAATCGGCTTGAACCGCTGCAGATAAAGCACCTGATGCAAGTTGTCCTGATACAGCTTGTTCTGTAGCCGCTCGTTTAGATCCTTTTTTACCTACTTCGTCAAAAAATAATGCTCCTGCTTCAGTAGGAGAAGCACCTAAAGCATAATTAAACCCTGCTTTTGATAAAGACATTAAAGCATCGGCGACTCCCGCATCTTTGTTAGGTAAATAATAATCTTTTAATCCCATATACATTGGTAAGTACTCACTTTGAAAAGACTCAACCAATTTACCTTGATTAAATTTTTGAACAGGTTTTACCAAACCACCCATTGCATACCCCATAATTCCTTTATTCATGTTTTCAAATTCTAAATTTTTCATGATACGGTTATCAATGTTATCGCTTGCGGTTAAAGACTCAATATTTAAATTTTGATTAGGAAAACTTCTCATGTATCCACCGTTAGCAACACCCACAGGTTGTTGTGGCATTTGCATACTACCATCCTCTATTTGTGCAATTCCTGTATTAGCTGTTTCTGCATTCATCATCTGCATAACAGGTTGAACCAATACTAAAACACTGTCAGGAGTTCTATCAGCATCTTCTTTACCTACAATAGAAGCCAATTCATCACGTCTATCTTCTTCTGTTAATTTATCTCCTCGAATAGCTTGCATTAATTCATCATATGTGTCAGACTCTGCAATTTCTTTTCGAGATCTTTCACCTTCTCTCATTACTTGTTCAGCTACTTGCTCAGGATTATTTTCTTTAAATCCATCCATAATACCCACGTTTTCAACGTCTACTTGTTCTTCAACCATTTCACCTTGAGGAGGCGAGCCTTCGGCTCTGTTTCGCATTTGATCTTCAGCAAAAATTCTAAATTTTTCTATGCCCTCTACATAAGTATCTCCTTCATCCATGTAATTTTTTTCTATAAACATTTTAAAATTAGGATCTTCTGGATCAAAATATTCTCCACCAATAATTAATCTACTTTCAGGATCACTTCTTCCAAAGGTAAAAAAATCAGAAATTTTATTTAAAATTCCAGTTTTTTCTTCACCACTTGGCGGAGACCCTTCTTCTCTTTTAACAACGGGATACGTTTCACGAACCACGGGCATTGGACCACTCATCGGCGGTAATGCTTGAGGTCTTCTAAACATTGATCTATTCATGACAGCCATTTTAAATTACTCCTAACTTTTTCAATCCACCAATACCAGCTATAGCACCGATACCTGTCCCAATACCTGCTTGAAGAGGGCTTACACCAGATGTTTGAGCTGTGTTAATCATTTGTGCGGATGATGGAGCTCCTTGTAAAATATCTCCATAAAAACCTAATTGTTGATATGGCTGTAAAATACGTTGTAATTGATTTTGTCGTGCGATGTCTAAACCTTGTTGTGCAAATTGCTGTTGCAATCCACCGATACCAAGTAAGTTTTGAACATCTTGACCGCCCATTGCTTGCGCTTGTGAACCTAATTGTGCAAACTGACCACCTAATGCGCCAATACCAAGACCAGCTAAACGTTGTCTTTCCAATTGATTTTGTGCCGCTTGTAATGCTTGACCATAGTTTTGTGCATTTAAACCAGCTAAAGCTTGCGCTTGCGCTTGTTGTTGTGCTCCTGCTAATTCTGCTTGTTGAACCCCGTAACGCGAACCGCCAAACACACCGCCTTGAACGGCTTGCCCTGCTAATTGATTTTGTTGTTGAGCTGCCTGTTCATTTAATTGAGCCATTGTTGCATCAATAACTTGTTGCTGGAATGGATTTGAATAAGACTCTATTTGTGCCGCGGTAGGAGCTTGAGCAATACCTGCTAATAAATCTTGTCCTTGTTGTGTAGCCGCTTGCGCTTGTTGTAAATAAGGTTCATAAGCCCCAATACCTTGTAATGCGTTAGCAAAAGCAAGTTGTTGAGGAAAACTAAACTGTGCTTGATAATAATCAGGAAGAGTATAACCTTGTTCTGTAAGAGCTTTAGCTGTGTCTATAAGACCAAGCTTACGCGCTTCAATATCGGGCGCTTCTCTTTGAATATATTCTTGAACCATTATGCTACTCCTCTTGATTGTTCAGAAATCTTACCACCTTTTTCTAAATTTTTCATCATTTGATACATTCTTTTTGCACCTTCTCTTCTATCTCCACCACCCGCGTTACGTACAGCTTTTGCAGTGAAAACAAATTCACCATCACTTAACATAGCAGGTATATCATCGCTTGTACCTGTTCCAGGTCCATCTATAGCACCATTCTTACGTGGGAAATATTTTTCTGAACCGTCTGCTAATTGTATTATGCCACCTTCTGCCGCAAATGTTGGTGATAAATCTTCGACAGGGACGCCAAAGTTATCTTGAATTGTAGGATAGTAATACGGATCAACACCTTGACCTGCTAATTGAAATTCTTGTGGGTTGGAATAATAAAGAGTGTTAAGTCCTAAAGGGTCACTAGGAACGAACTCATCTTGTTCTTTTTTTGCTCCCATATAAGCTAGAGCTGGTAATGCTATTGATCCTATTGTTCCTGCAGTTCCAAGATTAAAACCAAAACCTTTGCCTTTAGTGCCAGCGTTTAAAATATCTTTTGTGTAATTAGCTTGAACTAAATCTAAATTTAAATTTGGATTAGTAAGATCTATATTTTTACTTTTTGCCCAAGCTTCAAAACCTAAATCTTTTTCTGCTACTAATTTATCAGAGGATCCAAAAAGATTACCTGCTAAATTTGTAGGTAAAATTTGTCCTTTAGATCCAATACCACTAAATAAATTACCATCAGTTAATCCAAATGTAGGAATTCCTTTACCACCAAGACCTTGTATAGTTTTACCAAAAAATCCTGAACCTGCTAGGTTACCAATACCATAAGCCATCAATGCACTTTTAAGTGCTCGCTCTGGTTTTTTACCTGCGATAAGAGAACCAATACCAGCACCAATAGATGCTCCCGCTGGACCACCAATCATAAATCCAAGTGCAGCCCCTGCTGGTTCTGCTATACCTTGAACAGCTTTTTTTACGTTTTTAAAAATTTTACCAACAAAACCACCAATTCCGTATCGCGGTATTGTTTGTAAAAATTGTTCATCAATCATGCATAATCCTTTTAAGCAACTGTGTTTTTTGTTGAAAAGCAAGGGGGTAAGGCTTGTAAGAATATACCCAAATTAATCCTGTAATTATAGGTGTTTTTATAGTAATGTGCAATCAGAAATTAGACATGGATATAGATATTAAGAAAGTACCTATGGTTCGGGTCACGTGGCTCGATGCGCGAGACATGGAAACTGGTTGGTTACCTATTAAAGATATAAAAGAAGCTCCGTTAGCCGTGTGTCAAGAAATAGGTTGGATGGTCACAGAAACACCAGAAAAGGTTGTTATTATGCGATCTTTTTGTCTTGATAAAGATGATAATCATGGTGGGGGAGCTATTGCTATTCCTCGTGGATGGGTAACTAAAATAGAATATTTAGAAGTAAGTTATGCAAAAAGAAGCTACAATTAATAGTTTATTTGGTGAAACAATTTATTACACATCAATTGTAAACAATGATGAAGATACAGCAAAACACATAGAGTCTTTTGTAAAAGAAAAGCCAGGTAGAACAGCGGCTACAACAGATGTTAAAGGTAATACAATGTTCACTGACTTAGAAGAAGCGAAAGACAATTTACACAAAGATGTTAAATATAAAAATTTGTTCATCGAAATAGCTAAAAACATCAATGCTTTTTTAGTAGCAAAAGGTTATAGTAAAGAAAAATTTGATGCTCATATCACTAAGTCATGGGCTACTTACACGGTAAAAGATCAACACATTGCTAGTCATAAACACACTGCAAGTCATTTTAGTTTTGTTTATTATGTGCGTAATGATGATATGGGAAACATACGATTTGAAAAAGAACTAGCATCACAAACGGGTTTGTTTATACCACCAACTGATCAGTACATTGTAGACTGGAATCAGTTTAATTTCTCTAGTTACATTTTTCCTGTGAAGACAGGTAACTTTATTATTTTTCCAAGTGGGTTATTACACTACACTGAAGTAAATACAAAAGAAGAAGCTCGAATAAGTATAAGTGGCGATGTGTTACTTACAATGAAATCTGGTGTAAAAACAGAACATTGTATACCGCATCCAAGTGGCTGGGATACTATTTCAAATTAGTTGTCAAGAAAACAATTACAAAAAGATTTCTTGATATATTTAATACACATGTTTAAATTAGATCTCACCCAAAAATTAAATCAACAGGAGATATTATGGAAAATCAAGAAGTATTGAAAGCTATAGCTGTCCTCTCTGATAAGGTGAGCCGCTATCATGAACGTTTATTAGCAGTAGAAAGAGATCAACAAAGACATGAAAGTAATTGTTCTTGTCAATCTCCTAGTATTGGTAGACCTTTAACAGAAGATGAACGTGTATTTGTTCAAGAAAACATAGCAAAGCACAAAGTCGCTGCTACGGGTTCTTAGTCTTTCCAAAAACATCAGGTAATTTAGTTACCTTTATTTGAACATTAGTTTCTACGTCATTAGACGTAGTAGCTGTGTTTGGATTAGCTACGTCAAGTTTAGCTTCTTCCTCTGACTCATAATCAGCACCTGTTATTTTATTTTTTACCTCAACATGAACTTCAGGTTGTATGATAGGAACCTTTTGTCCCTCAATAACTTGAATACCAATTTGTTCTGAGTCTTGTACTTTTTTAAACGTCATACTGTAATCTCCATTAAACTTACCAATATTTTTACACCGCCTGTTAATTTAATTGCATCAGCTTGTTCCAATACAATAGGTTGTGTTAATACTTCTGCTTCTGCACCATCAGCTAAACTGTCTTTGTATAATTCTATTTCTAAATTACTGTTGCTACTATCCATCATTGTTACTGTTGTAGTAATGGCACCACCTGTTTGATTAGACAAACGTATGCTTTTTACTAACGCAGTTGTTGGTGGAACTGGTGGTTGCGAATTCTGATCAGCTGTTGGTACGGTATATATAGTGCCTGTCGCACTTCCAGATCTACTTATAAATAAATCAGCCAAGGAACCACGTCCTTGCTGTTGATTCGTCTTTTAAATCTTGTTGGTAACCAAAATTTAATTGTTGTACAATTTGCTCTAACAATCTTGTTAATATATCAATTATAGTAGGTTGATATTCAGGAGTTGCTTGAGGAAATCGTGTTGTTGTAATCTTCGCCATTATCTGCCTCCATCTGGTTGTACATCTAATCGTAGTGTACCATAACGCCATTTATCACCAACAGCATCACTGTCAATACGAATGTTAGCTTGTCTGCCTCTACCTCGTAAATCAAACTTTTCTGTTGTTGGAACTATTGTTCTAACCACTGTCGTTGAGGTAGTTGCACTAGGATAGGTTTTAAATTTAAGAGTTAAATCTACCGATCCTGTTAAATCTTTAAAGTTAGGTATGCCTCTTCCTATATGTAAAAATGGTTGACCATCGGCAATATCAAAATCACCTGATTCAATAAAAGCAGATATTGCTGTTGTTACATTATCTTCCCCTGTTTCGTGTTGATACAGTGTTGTTGCTCCTGCTGTTAAACCGTTAATAGTATCATTAGTTGCAATTGCTGTTGTAGAATATTCCGTAGCATATGGTTTTTGATACACACCATAATCTAGCCATGTTGTTCTTGCTAAGCTACCAGTAGACCAACAATCTTCTAAATAATTATATGTGACGTATCTATCTATTTGTGTTGCATTATTAGATGTATAAAACCATGTTACTTCATTAAACTCTGAATTAACTGCTGCATATGTTTCTGGTTGATTCGTAATACTAAAATCTTCAAAAACATAATCTTGCACACTACAAGGCATCTTAGAAATTGCACCATCAAATTTGTAAAAAGAATTTTGTGACATCCAAAAGGCTGTACCATTAACATCAACAGCACAGTGTAATGACACTGCACCACAATTTGCACCAATTTGTGTTAAGTTAAAAGTAAAAGGTGCACCAACAAATTGTAATGCATTGAGTGAGGTATCTGTCCAAACCAAAACAGCATTACGAGATCTTACCGCTGTTATAATTTTAGATCCATCTTGTATTCTAAAAGAACCTGCTGTGTTTGTTGCTGTAGGAGTCCATGTATTATAGTCTTCTTGCGAAGAAAAACGTAAAAATAAATCATCTTTAGATGTTGAACTGCCTATAGTTGTTTCTGTGCCAAATAAAAACACATGTCTATCAGGCATTGATACTAAATTAAATCGTGAAATAGTAGGTGCAGTTGATACTATTGCGGCAGGCGTTCCTACACCAACCGAGGTATCCCATCTAAATGTTCCACCATTACTTACAGTAGCTAATAAATCTTCACCAAAGTTATCAAAAGACCAGTTACGTCCTTCAATAGTAACGTTTGACGTAGAACGAGCCGTGCCCCATGCTTCTTTACCCCATTGCCATGTACCCCAACCATAACCATACTGTGATACAGCCGTTCCAACAGATATTTGATAAGTTGCTGTCGCTGTTGCCGCCGATGCTCCTGTACTTGTTGCATTTGCCGCCGCTGTAATTGTGTAGGTATTGCCTGTCGGCACTGTTAGTATTTCATATTCTGCATCCATAGTGGCTGCAGGTATGCCGTTAACGGCACCAGACGTAGAAGAGATAGTAACAAAATCTCCTACTTCAGCGCCATGACTTGGATCAGTCACTGTAACGGTAGGTGAATTGTTTGTTGTTGTAAAACCTGTTATTGAGCCTGTTGCTCTTGTTGGTGTAATATCATACGCTACACCTTCTGTGTAAATATATAATTTTCTATCGGTGCCAATGGCTGTGTACCGTACACCGTTAAGATCGGTCCATGCGTGCATGTCTCGTGCAACACCAACTAATGTATTAGCAATTAATTTAATCCAACCACCAATTTTTTCTGGTAAGCCATAACGAAAGCGTACAAAGTCAGAGTCTACCCAACGACCTGCCGCACCATATTCGGTATCTTGTTTATCAATGCCAGGGGCAAAAGCTATTTTAGTAAGAGGCATTATGCAATCCTCATAAATCTGTATACAATTTCACCAGCACCTCCATCACCACCTGCGGTTTGATTTTCGGCACCTCCTCCGCCAGCACCAGATCCTTGTGATCCATCACCACCTGGAGTAGAGTCAGGTTGTCCAGCTGTGCCACCAGCTACGTTACCATTATAAGAAGCAGCACCAGCACCTCCATTTACGTGACAGTTATCACCTCCACAATTTGATCCTGTTACTCCTGCAACGCCGTCTCCTCCTGAATTAAAAGTAGAATTAGGTCCAGTATTAAAAGTTGTAATATTTATTCCATCAACAGTTGTTCCTGTTGATAAAGAAGTTCCTAAAGTTGCAGTTCCTCCTTGACTTGGATTATTACTACGAAGAGGACCTTGTACTCCTCCGCCTGTTCCCGATCCACCAACACCTCCACCTAAAGAAAATAATTGATTTGTTGTAGAACCTGTTAAACTTGTTGCTCCTCCACTTCCAGCAGTAGTATTGTAAGCACTTCCTGTAGATTTTGCACCTGCAGCTCCTACTACAGCAGTTAAAGTTTCTCCTCCAACAACAGTGTAAACTCTATCAGAAATATAAGCACCTGATCCACCACCTGTGCCACCTGATTCACCGCCAGCTTTATCATATTGTGCACCTTTAACTCCTCCAGCTCCTCCACCAACAGCTTGTTTAACATGAATAGCGTTAGCGTTAGAAGGCACGGTAAAGTTAGTAGTGCCAGAGCCTGCTGTTGTAAAAGTGCTTGGTGTATCAAATAAAGTAAACACGGTTCTCCATGAACCACCATCTTTTATATAAACATTATTAATTGTTTTGTTTGTAAACGAAGTAGTGTCTCTCACGTAAAGTTGAGAGCCAGCATCTGAGCTTATCTCACGCCAAGTACCACCTGATTTAACATAAATTGG